CAGGACCGCGTCGCCGATGGTGGCGCCGGTGAGCGCGGTGGGGGACTCGACCTCGCCGGGCGGCGCCGACTCCAGCCACGTACCCTCGTGGGCCGCGCCGAGCACGCGCGCGAGCTGCATGTCGCTGGGCACGGTGACGGTGTAGTCCTGCGTGGCCGCCACGATGTTGTAGGTGCTGACGCGTTGCACCAGGTCGGTCTGCTTGCAGAACTCGATGGCCGCCGTGCGGATGGCCTCGATGGCGGCCGGGTCGGTGCAGCCGGGCACCGAGGGCAGGACGAACGGCAGGAACGACTCGATGGTGACGCTCATTTGGCTTCCGATCCAGAGGCCGCCTTGGCGGTCAGCCCGAGGGAGTTCTCCATCGCTGCGCGGTGCGCCAGGGCGCGGGATTCCGAGCCGGGCAGCTCGATGTCCTTGCTGAACGCGCGATAAAGGATGTAGTCGAGCAGCGGGCCGGCGTAGCGGTCGGGGATGTTGATGGCGTTGCTGACCGCGGAGACGTTGGTCGGCATCAGCGCGTACTCGGCCTCGACGTAGTTGGCGCTGGTCTGCGGCGGGTAGACGTAGAACGTCTCCGGCTTGGCCTGGTCGTAGGTGTAGTTCTTGACCACGAGGGTCGAGGTGTCGCTGTGCCAGCCGGGGCGCTGCATGTCGAGGAGCTGGTGCGGCACCAGGCGCACGGCGTCGCCGGCGGTCGTGCCGCCCACACCCATGTTGCGGATGACGCGTTGCAGGAAGAAGCCGCCCGTGGGCAGGCTCTGCTTGGTGCCGGCGACGAGGGCGATGTTGCCCACCGTCATCACGGCGTCGGGGGCGATGATGGCGATCTCGGCCTGGCCGGCGTTGAGCCAGTCGAACAGCTCAGCCTCGGCCCAGCGGGTGGCGCCGGTGTCAAGCAGGATTTTCTGCGCTCGAGCAGTAAGTACCGACGCAAGGATCGTTCCCAATCAGCCCTCCAATGAAATAGGGGTCCGGCTTGTGGCGCGGACCCCTAAGTGTACCAGCTAACACGTTAGCCCGTGGGGGCTCCCGCAGCGATTACGCGCTGACGACGCACAGCCAGTTGGTGACGCTGTCGTTGTCGTCCAGCGCGATGAACACCGCCGACTTGCCGGCAGCCACCGAGCGGACGGCGTCGTCCGCGGCGCCGTCGATCTTGCCGCCAGAAGCCGGGAACACGGTCGCAGCGACCGTACCGACCTTGACGTAGATCGGCGAGCCCGCCGGGTGGGACGCCGGCAGGACGAAGCCGGTCTGACCCGTTTCCGAGGTCAGGTAGTTGGTGCCGGCGACGATGGAAGCGGCGCCCGACTGGGTGGTGCCGACACCGACGACGGTGGCGTGGGAGCCGTCTGCACGGCCGAGTTGGAAGGAAGGCATGTGAATCTCCAAGAAGGGTTGAGGTCGCTCTGTCGGTATCCCCCGGCGTTAGCCGGGGGGGTTCACGATCAGTAGACGATCAGGAGGGCCAGCGCCTCGGGCTTCACCACCTTGTGGCCGAAGATGTTGAGGCCGCGGACCAGGTCGCCGAAGTCAGTCGGGTTGCGCAGCGTCTCGGTCTTCGCCATTTGCGAGGCGAAGGCGATGGCCGTGCTGTGACCCGCGATGATCGCGCGACGACGGTTGGCGTTGGTCGTGGCCGCCGTGGTGGACTCGCTGCCATCACCCGACGTCCACAGGACCGCGTTCGCCGCAGCGTACGGGAGCTGGTTCGACACGTAGATGTCGAAGCGGTCGATGCGACCGATCAGGCCGTTACGCACCGGCGACGTGGCGTCACCTGTGAGGTAGGCTTGAGCGATGTTCGACTGCAGGAGCAGCGTACGCGTGAGCGGGTCGATCAGCAGGTAACGACCGCTGTCGGGCACGTTCTGCTCGTCGAGCACCGACGCCAGTTCCAGAATCTTCTGGAGGACGTTCGAGCTGGTCAACGCGATCGGCGAGCCGCTGGTCCCCATCGAGAACAGGCCCGAGCGAACGCCGGCGGTGGCGCCTTGGTTCGACGCGTGGGCGTTCAGGAACGTGCGGTAGATGCACGTCGAGTCCATCGTGGTCCGCATTTGCTGACCCGCGTCGTCCGCGAACATGCTCATCAGGGCCGGCTTCGACTGGTAGTCGAGGACGTCGCTCACCTGGAAGGCGAACGACTTCGCCCGGTCCACCAGCATTTCGATGGTGTTCGGGGTCGGCGTCTCGTAGCTGAGGTTGCCACCGACCGTGTAGTCGGAGATCGTCAGCGACGGGATGTTGTTGATGATGACTTTGTCGCCCAGGTTGGAGATGTCCCCTTCCCAGTTCTTGTTGCAGATGGCGGCAAAGGTCGACGCGGCGTAGAACTTGGCGTTCAGCTTGGCCGACCAGATGGTCGGAATGAACGAACCCGAGTAACTCGGGGTCGTGTTGAAGCCGGTAGCGACAGGAATGACTGCCGCAGCGGTGATCGTGGTCATGTCACAAACTCCAGATTGAGGAGCCGTGGCCAGCCACGATCACGCTAACACGTTAGCGCACGCGGCCCTCCGCCACAGCGAGGTTGATTTGCGCCTCGATGGAATCGGCTTCGGCTTCACGGCCCTTGTACGCACCTCGGGACACGTCGCGGTAGAAAGCGGTGATCGCCTTCTCGGACAGAATCGGTTTCGAGGCCGCAGTGGGCGTGACGACGGTGCCGGCACCTTCGGGGGTAACTTGGTCCCGCAGAGACTCGGGCTTGGGGGCGACCGGAAGTGTGGCCACGAACGCCTTGAAGACGTTCGCTACGCGCTGGGCGTCCAAGGCGCTGAAGGCGTGATCGAGGGCCTGCTGGCGCGGGACTCCGTAGACCTCGTCCACTTGTCCCAACCACTTGAGCCATCGCTCATCGACGTTGGTCGCTTGCCAGTCCGGCACCAACTTGCCCAGCAGTGTGTAGAACTGCTGCTCGAGTGATGCGGCTGTCTGCTCCGTGACGCCGGTGACCTTGCCTTCGAGGGCTTCGAGGCGGCGTACGACCGCCGCCACGACTTCCTCTGCCTTACTGGATGCCAGGCGCGAGACCATTTCGAGCATGTCCGCACCGAATGTCTCTACGTCCTTCGGGTCCGCAGGAGCCGGCGTGGTCGGGGCTGCCGTCTTGGCCTCGGTCAACCCTCGGAGCTGTTGCGCCAGCTCGTTGAGCCGACGGTCGCTTTCTTGGGCCTGCCTGCGCAGGGGAACCACTTCGGCGTTGTACTTGCCCTGGAGGGTCTTGTACTTCTGCTCGAACGATTCCTCGGTCGGGGCCGGAGGCTGCGCCGGTGCGGCGGCCTGCGGGGGTGCACTTGCGGCGGGTACAGGTGGGGTCTGGAGGACCAAGTCAGCGGCGCTCTTTACTGCGGGGTGCGCCTGGGCGACCCCCGCGCGCGCTGCTTGTTCCTGCGCTTCGAGGGCCTCGGCCGCTCGTAGCTGCTCCTGAACTCGTGTCGGTAGTGCTTGACTCATGCGTAATCTCCTGCGCCCTAAAGGGTATGCGGGTTGAAGTACGCGCTAACACCATGTTAGCACGTTTTTGGAAGTCAGCGCAAGTGTTTGCTGGCGCTCACTAACAATTCGAGCATCTTTTCGATGAAGTCGGCTTTGCCCTGCGCCCGCCGCATGGCGGTGGCGTCGGGGGAGTGGACGAGAAATTTCACGGCCTTGCCATGTTGCCCCTCAAGCCAATCCTTGAGTCCTGGGTTGTTGGCGTGGACGCGCGCGAACAGCTCGACCTCTTGGATCGGCGTCATGCAACCACCGCGTCGAGCATCTCGGGGGTCACCGTGTTGCGCGCCACCTCGCCGAAGCGCGAGTGGTAGGTCAGCGCGGCGACCTGGCGCTCGGCGATCCACCCACCTCGAGCGGAGTAGGCGTCGCGCGCGGCCAGCGTCGGGTGCTGGTGCACCGTCATGCCGGAGTGCTCCTTCTCCTCGACGTGGAGGCGGTGACCCGTGCGCGCGTAGCGTTTCGTTGTGTTACCCCACAGCTTCGGGAACTGGGCCGCGAACAGCAGGGGTAGCTGGTCGTTCTTCTTCAAATGACCGTGGTGAAAAGCCAACATCGTCTCTCCGTGCTGGTGGGCGTAGTACGGCAGCTCGGAGTCGATCACCTGCACCCGGGGCTCGTTCTCGTACAGCGCCTTGAACATCTGGCGCAACCACACCGAGCTGGCCATGTCGTGGTTTCCCTCGGCGATCAGCAGCACGACTTGCTCGTGCTTGGCCAGCGCCAGGTCGACGACGCGGCGCAGCACGCGGATCGCGGTGGCAACCATCTTGCTGAACCTGCCGTCGGCGTCGAGGATGTTGCCGTGCAGCGGCGTCACCGGCGTCATCGAGTCGTAGTGCATGAAGTCGCCGAGCTGGTTGACCAGCGCCGTGCGCGCGGGCGGGGCGGCGCGGATCATGTGCTCGAAGCAGCCGACGAGGGTCGCCTCTGCGATGTGCAGGTCCCAGTCGGCGCCGGTCTCCTGAGCCCACGACAGCGCGCCGATGTGGGTGTCGGTCAGCGTGAACAGGTTGAGCAGCGTCTCCTGCGTCTGCACCGGGGCGGCGGTCGGCAGCAGGCGCGGCAGGTCCTCGGCCATCGCCGCGACGGCGGCTTGCATCGCCGCGCGGCGCTTGGCGTCGTCGAGCGTGCTCTTGACCCACTGGCCGGCGGGTTTGCCTTCCTTGTCGTAGTAGGTCGAAACGCCCTTGACGACGTACGGGTCGGGCACCGCGTGCACCATGTCGTGCTCGGGGGACACGCCCTTCATCGCCGCGGCGTCGCGCAGCCGCTGGAGGTTGCGGGAGACGTTCGACGGGTTGATGCCGAGGGCTTTCGCCGCCTCCAAGCCGCTGCCGTGCTTCTCGAGCGCCGCCAGAACTTCCAGTTGGCGGGGTGTGGCGTACTGCTTCAGCGCGTTATAGTCGGTCATTCGTGCGTTTTCAGTAGAAGGTTGACGAGTGCGTTGATGACGCGGTGCTCGGCGCTTTGCAAGGCGTCGTCCGTGATGCCGTACTCGGTCTGGTTGACCAACTCGCACAGCATGACGTGCAGCATCTCGTGCAGGGCAGTCGCTTCGAGCGCGAGCGGCGTGGCTGGGGTGGCGCCGAAGTCGGTGCCCACCTTGTAGTTGGCCAGGCGGTCAGGGTGGTGGATCACCACCTCGGCCATGTTCTTGGACTTCTTGCGACCGCGCACGATGCGCCAGTCGAGCAGGCCGAGGCGCTCGCGCCAGGCCGCCATGTAGCCGTCGAACTCCTTAACCTGCTCGGGCGTCAGCGGCGGAACGGGGGCGAGTTTCGCGTTCACGCGCGCTCCCTAAGATACGCGGCGGCTCGTTCGAGCAGCGCCGGGTCGTCTTGGAGGGCTCCCATCCCGACGTTGCAGCCCTTGCACAGTAGACCGCGAACTTTGCCGGTGTGGTGGCAGTGGTCGACCGCGAGTTTGTGCCCCATATAGCTCTCCGTGGCGCCGCAGATCAAGCATTTGCCGTCTTGCGAAGCGTGTATTTCGTCGTATCGCTCCTGCGTGATGCCGAAGCGGGCCTTCAACTTTGTGTTCGCGCTTGATCTCTTGCCGGAGTCGGTCTTGTGCCATGCGCCCTTGCGCGCGCGGGTGCAGTCTTTGCACTCGCGCTGGTGCCCCCGGGGGCGATCCAGGTGGAAGTCGCTCAGCGGTCTCGCTTCTTTGCAGGCGCAGCAAGTCTTCATTTGGACGCGACGCCCCTAACTTTCTCGAACGAACGCATCGCGCCGAGGCCGAGCATCCCCATCAGCAGCGGCATCATCTCGCTCATATCCGCGGGCGACAACGCGAGCGGATGGTTGAAGTACGCGCAGGCGAACTTGGCCACCGACAGCCCGACCCAATTCCACGCGCAGGCCACCCCACACACCCACATGATGAACGGGCGAGCGCCGCTAACGAATGTGCTGGTCGAAGCGGCCTCGGCCTTGTTGATGTCGAGCTGGCCCTGGATCAGGGCGAGCGACGCCGCGAGCTGCGCCTTCTCGATGTCGGTCTTGTCCGGCCAGATTGTCTGCACGACCGTCTTCGCCAGGTCGGCGACGGCGGTGACGGGATCAGCGACGATTGCCATGTCGGGCTCCTAGTTGTCCTGCGCGAGGTAGCGCAGGTCTTGCGCACCGCGGCGAGTCCAGCCGCGGCCGAAGGTGTCGAACGTCTTCAGCTTGCACCAGAACTCGAAGCGCTCGGCCAGGTACAGCAGGTGCACGTCGTGGATGTCGGCCGCGGCCAGCGCAGCCTGGCCGACCGGCCCGAAGTGGCCGTCGTCGGCGACGCCGAGCGCGCGCTGCAGGAACCGAACCGCGTTGCCCATGCCGTGGTTGATCGCGGCGTCGAGCACCTGGAACACGAGCGCCGAGTCCTCGACCTTCGAGGCCACCGGGTCCCAAAAGTCCGACTTGTATAGCTGCTTGGCGCCGTCGCGGGTCAGGGCCTTGATGTTGACGTTGGGGTAGGACCGCTTGGAGATGCCCCACTGCGTCTCGCCGCCCGGGTCAGCGGGGTTGTTGACGTAGCCGCCCTCGTGGGCGAGCACGCGCTCGATCGCGGCGTCGAAGGTAATCATGTGCCAGGGCCTTCGTAGGTGCGGACGAGCAGGTCCCAGTTCGTGTAGATCAGGCCGAGCAGGCTGAGCGTCCACGCCTTGGAGGCGAGGCGCATCGCGTGCACGGTCGTGATGGCAGCGAAGTCGTCCTGGCTCATGCTTGCGCCAGCCAGATCGCGCCGCCGCCGGAGAACGTCGCCAGCGCGTCGAACTTCTCGGCGTCGTGCGTGACCGGCTTGCCGCGCGCAGCCTGCACGCGGGCCACGGCGTAGTCGACCAGCTCCTTGCCGACGCCGAACGCAGCCGAGGCCGCCAGGCCCAGGTCCTTCGGGCGCAGCCCGTGCAGGTCGAGCCCGAACATCCCGGCCGTAGCGACCGCCGTCTGCGTCACGAGTGAGACCGCGGCGCCGTACAGCGCGTGGTTTGCCTTGTCGGCGGGCATTTGTGGAAGTTTCATGCGGGTCTCCAGTTGAGGGCGCGGGCAGGGATTGGAGTGACGTCGCCGTCGTCCCATTCGATGACCCCGAGAGCGCCGCGGGCGGCCCAGCAGCCCTGGAACATCACGGTCCCGTCCTTGGCTAACAGGTAAGCCTCATGGCCGCTGTTCTTGCACGGCGTGTCGTCGAGCACGAGCGTCTCGCCGCTGTCGGCTTTGATACGCCCAACCGGGGCGGCGTGCGCCCGGCAGCTCACCGCGAGCAGCGCAAGGCCGACGACGAGCGCCAGGAAGATGTCTTTGACAAACTCCGACAGGTAGCGCATGGTCAGCTCCGTTTTGCTTTGAGGTCGCGGCGCCACTTCCACAGCAGGTGGGCGGTCTGTAGCACCACGAACGCGATACCGGCGATGGCCGCCCAGTCGGGCAGGCCAAGGCCGAAGAACTGCGCTCCGACAAGCGTCGCAGAGGGGGCCACTTTGAGTGCGCCGGTGGCGACTTCGTTGTGCAGGTCCACAGTCACGCTCCTCGGGTTACTTCTTCTTGGCCGGCTTCTTCTTGGCCGGGAACTGCTTGGCCTTGTCGAACGGTTTGAACGCCATGATGGGCTCCAGTGGGGTTGGGGTCACGAAGTCGGATGCGCCGCGGACGGCACGATGAACGATTGTTTGTACGGCGTCTCGCCCTTGACCCAGCGGAAGTCGTCGATGTAGGCACTCGTAAAGTTGGTCGACGAGAAGCCGTTCAGGCGGCCGATGTTGAGCGCCGCGGTGCTGCTGGTGGATGTCGTATCGGCGACGAACCTGTCGAGCACCCCGTCGAGGAACAGGATCAGGACGCCATCCTTGCGGCTGATCGCAACGTGCGTCCAGGTGAGGTCTGCGATTCCGCGGGTCCCCACGAGGTCATACCCGTCCCCGCTCATGTTGTAGTTGACGGTGTTGGAAGCGCCGACGATCGCCATGCTCATACCGTTCGAGGTGCCCTGGTATTGGGCGAACGAGTTGCGCCCGGCCTGGCTGCCGTTGCGCCGGAGCCAGAACTCGATTGAGAAGTCCGCCGCCGTATCCCAATCCGCGCTGTCGGCGAGGCTGAGGTAATCCGACGTGCCGGTGATCGTGAGCGACCCCCCGCCGAACTTGCTCTGCGTCGCGCTGTAGTTCGCGCTGCCGTTGAGCGTGACGGTCTTGGCACTCGACGACTTGTCGAGGGTATCGCTGTCCATCGGCAGCAACAGTTTGACGTTGGAGAACGTGACGGCCGGAGCGGCAGCGATGGCGGTGTGCCCGTTGTCCGGGTGCACTGTGCTGCGCGGCGTGAACGACGCCGTGGCGATGCACTCCCCCTTGACGACCCTGATGTCGCTCAGGCGCTGGTTCGCAAACCCGTTACCCGTGAAGTCCCCGGTGTTCCCGATGGTCAAGAACGAGCCGGTGTTGATGTCGAGCGCGACAGTCGTGGTCAACTTCAGCACGCCGCCTACGAAGAACCGAAGGTCAGTACCGTCGTACGTCACCATGACGTGCGTCCAGGTCTGGTCCGCAACGACAGTAGCTGCCACGTTCCCGTAGGTGACCCCGCCGTAGGTGAACGCGAAATACCCGGTGCCGGCGACTGTGTGGAGCACCCATCCGGCACCCGCGGGGGAGGCGCGGGATTCCAGGATGCGACACGCGTTGGCGCCAGAGAGGGTGTGGTAAACCCAGGCTTCCACGGACCACACTGTCCCGAGTTGCATGACGGTGGCGGGGGCCGCGACTCGGATGGCGTTGTTGTGGTTGTTCCCAGCCCCGGTGTCGAAGTACCCACCAGCACCACTCGGGACAGACCCCACAGTCCATGTGACCGTGCGGTTTTCCAGGCCGTACTCGAACGAACTGGAATCCACATAGGGCGTCGTCTGCCCGTGCGCGATGAGGACCACGTTCGAGAACGTCGCCGGATTCGGGTGCGTGGACCCGCCGAATCGGTACGGGTTGATGATGAACCCGCGCTGCTTGCTACGGCGCGCTACGCTCCCGCGCCGGCTCATGTCCTGTACCCGATCAGGGCGACCTTGAGGCCCTTGGCCGTGCCGTCGCCGATCTGGTCGATGTCGATGGTGATCTCGGCGTCGTCGGCCAGGGTGGCGTCGCTGATGACCGCCGCGGTAGCGGCCGTCGTGCTCGTCTTCTCGGTGTTGTCGATCGTCAGCTTGGTGCTGATGATCGTCGTGCCGCCTTCGTTGACGTCGACTGTGAAGATGCTGCCGCTGGTCTGCGCCGTCGTCAGGCTGGCGCGAATGCCCGTCAGCGTGAACGCGTAGGGCATGCGAAACGCCACTTTGCCGGTGCCGGCCGTCAGCGCCGTGGTCTCGTCGCTGCAGGCGATCTGAATGGTTTGTGTGTCGGCGACCCACGCAGCGGTCGTGCCGTTCGACCGCAGGACAGCACCGGCGGCGCCGATCGCCAGGCGGGCAGAGGCGTTGGCGCCGGAGCCGACGACGAGGTCGCCCGCGGCGTCGAAGATGACGTCGTTGGCGACGGTGGTCAAGCCGCCGACGTCGGCCGTCGTGAGGGTGACGGCGCCCGTGCGTCCGGCGACCGAAGTGACCGCGTCAGCGGCCGGGGTTTGCCAGGCCGCCGTGGTCCCGTTCGAGGTCAACACCTGGCCGTTGGAGCCGATCGCTAGGCGCGCGCCGGCGTTGGGGCCGGTGCCGATGACGAGGTCGCCGGCGGCGTCCCAAATCACGTCGGTGCCGACCGTGGTCGCGGCGCCGGTGTCGGTCAGCATGACCGCCCAGTCGACACCCGCCACCGGGGTCACGCCGGTGCTGGAGCGCAACGCGACGTAGAGCGTGGACGCGTTGGAGACGACGTCGTTGGTGGTGTAGAGCGCGGTCGCGCTGTAGGCGCCACGCCAGCGCAGACGCTCGGGCGACGTGACGCGCTGCAAGCCCGACTGGATCGTGATGTCGTCGAGGTAGAAGCCGATCGTCGCGCCGGTGCCGGCGACGGTGACGCGCAGCCGGTTGACCGACTGGCCGTTGGCTCCGAACAGCGAGGTCGGGATGACGATCTGCTGGTAGCTCGTGATGTTGGACTGATCGAGCCCGAAGTTGGACCCGCTCAAGTTGACCAACACGCCGCGCAGGGTGTTGGTCGAGAAGAACCCGAGCTGCAGGATGCGGGTTGCGGGGAACGCTGCCTTGAGCCGGATGTTCAGGACCAGCGAGTCAGCGGTCGCCAGGTCGATGTTCGAGCCCTTGGTGAACTGCACGTAGCCGGCGGTCGTGGCGGCGGTGGCCTCGACGCACTTGGTGCCCGCGAGCGGGTTGTTCGTCGAGGCGGCGACGAACGTCCCGCCGCTGACCGCAGAGGTCCACTCGGTGTTCTCGTGGTAGACGTCGTCTTGCACCGTCAGCGGCTCGGTGGCCGCGGCGGGGACGTAGATGAACGTCAGCTCGAGCTGCGTGTCCGGGTCGATGTCGGGTTTGGCTGGCGTGGCAGCGGGGGTGCCGGCGACGACAACCGGGACGCCCGACGTGTTCACCACGATCATGTCGATGCGTGGGTTGGTCGGGTCGGCAGCGCCGAGCGTGAGGTCGGTCTGCGCCGACGAGTAGGCCACGCCGCCGATGGCGTAGGTCGCCGCCGAGACGCGGAACGTGAGCCCGCTGGTCCACGACACGCCGCCGCCGCTTGTAAGGTTGGTGGCCGGCGCCGGGGTGCCGCCGCTGGGGTCCGGCAACGTGTAGTATTCCAGTCCGTCGCCGCCCGTGTTGACGCGCAGCACCTGCAAGGGGTCGCCGATGGGGAGCGCCTCGGACGCGTCGTCGCCCGTGCCGACCAGCAGGTCCCCCACCGCGTCGAATGCCGGGATGGCGTTAGCGATGCGGTCGACGATCTCCTGCGCGAAGCCGAGCGGGATGCCCGCGTTCGTGAACGAGTGCAGCAGGGAGACGTCGGTCATCGGCACGGCAGGCCCCTTAGTTGACGACCAGGAAGTCGGCTTTCGCCGCGGTGCCCGTGCTCACCGCGTTAGCGGTGATCGTGAACGCGCCCGCCGTCGGCAGGACGGTCAGGATGTGCGTCAGCGCGTCGTCGACCGAGCGCAGCGTCACCAGGATCGTGCTCGCCGCTGTGACCAGGCTGTTCGTGACCACGACCGTCGCGGCGCCGGCTGCGAACGCCACGCGCCCGCGGCGCCGCCTGGCGCCATCAGCGCCTGGCCCGAGCCCGCGACTGCGGGGCCTTTGGGGTTAGGAGCCACGTTGGCCTCGGGGGCATCGCCGCCCGCCGCAGCCATAGCCTGCTGCATCTGCACCATGCGCTGGCGATCCTTGAGGACGGCCACCGGCGGCACGATCTTGCTCGGGTTGAGGTCGAGCGTGGAGGCGGCGGCGCGCAGCACCTCGGCGCGCCCCTCGAGCCCCATGATCTGCATGTCGGTCGGGTTGTTGGTGGCCATCAGGAACTCGCCGCGGCGGACCTGCGCGGCCTCCTTCGTAGCCAGCGACGCCGCGCCGCGCGCGATGATGCACAGGTCGCCCTTCAGGTCGGGGTCGGGGCTGTAGCGCATGTTGTAGTAGTACAGGCGCTCCAGCATCGGCGTGAAGATGCGGCTGTCGACGCCGGCCACGATCGACTTGATGATCTTGCTGGCGTTGCCGAGCATCATGCTCATGCCCGAGGCGGTGCGCCCTGCCCCGCCCGCGCTCTCGGCGCCGACGGTGTAGCGGGGGATGCCGGTGTACTCGTCGGCAAGCGAGCTGAACTTCTCGAACACGCCCATCAGCTCGGCGGCGTTGCTCGTCGGCTGGAAGAACTTGATCGCCGGCTGAGTCGAGTTCATCGGGTCGGATGTCGTGGACCAAATCTTCCACGGGTACATCGACGTGATGTCGGCGCCGGGCGGCAGGCGGTCGACGTTGATGTCGACCTGCGGCCCCGAGCTGATGCCGAGGTTAGCCGCCAGTGAACGCGCCGTCGCGTTGCACATGTCGGCGCAGTCCTTCATCAGGTCGTAGACGCTGTTGCCCCAAATCGAGCCCGGCACGCGCTCGTACGACGTGGCGTAGTAGGGCCGGCGCGCGAGCGGGTCGGAGTTGAGCACGGCCTTGATGACGTGCGGGCCGACGACCCACGCCTCGACCTCGTATTCCTTGGCCGCGTCGGGCACCTGCGCGGCGGTCATGCCCCAGTCGCGCAGAATCTGCCCGGACACCGAACCCCAATACTGCAGGGTGTCGATGAGGCCGGTGTTGATGGTGGCGTCGGTGGTGAGTTTGCCCTCGGAGGCGGCCTTCTGGCTCTCGATCGAAGCCCACGAGTCGTTGAACCCGCCGGTGCCGTACAACTCCAGCACCTTTCGGATCGCATTCTCGGAGTAGCCCTCGACGCCGATCATGGCCGACAGCCTGTCGCGCGACAGCCGGTGCTTGCGGATCATCGGCCCATCATTGACGCCGCGCGCCCACGGCGCCGGATACATATCGAACGGGTCGACGCGCTCCCACTCCAGCTTCAGGTCCTTGGTGACGACGGGCTGGCCCTGCGGCCCCCACGCCAGCTTGGGCTTGTTGCGGATGATCGGGCCGGCGATGTACGCCGTCTTAAACGTCGTCAGGTCGGTCAGGAACTCGTCGAA